ATCCTTTTAATTTAGCTTCTTGTTGAATGTAAGTATCTACTATTTCTTTTTGCGTTGCTTTAGCTTCTGCTAATTCTGCATTTTTATCTTTTAAATCTGCAATTATTTTTTTATACGCTTCATTTGATTTTTTAAAAAGACGTATTTCTTCTGCGGTTTTTAAGTTGGCATCATCAATGAGCTTATTGGCTGCTTTTTTTAAAGCAATACCTTCTTTAATAGCTGCATTTATTTCTTTTTGTGTCATTTAACCAACTCTCCGAACTTTATTGAATATCTTTTAACATTTGTTCCAACTCCTTGGCAGCTTTATCAATTTGTGCCATTTTTTGGACAACTCGTGGAGGTACTTTTTTATTCTTTTTTGCTGCGGCAAGTGCTTTATTAGTTGCATTTTGTTTTAATCCATCAAAAAATGCATCTGAGAACTTTCTTGCTGCTCCAAATAGACCTTCGTTTACTTTATTATTGGACATGGGTTTCTCCTTTATACTTTTATACTACTATAAATATAGAGCACAAAAAAAGTGAGGAATTATTTCCTCACTCTTACATTAGGTCCTTTTGATTGAGATTTACGAGATGCTTTATCGTATTCTTCTTTTTCTTTCTTCTTAGTATCTACTAATTTTTTGAAATAGAAGTTTCTCCAATGAATCGGCATTGTATAAACATCTCTCCAAGTAAATCCATTACCATAATTAACCATTTCCCAAATTTGGTTATGGAGTTGCATTGAGTAATCACTCGGTAGGGTAAAAAAACCCAACCCCAAAGGGAATATCGAGAGCCTCCTCATCACCCGTCAACTCTGAAACAAAGTTGAATTTTAAATTTAAATCAGGAGTAAAATCTCTGATATATTCTCTCAATGCTCTTGAATCTTTTGCTAAAAGATTATTTTTTACAAAATTATTAATAAATCCTCTATCAGTATTACCATCAACTTCTTGAATCATATATCTCAATCTTGTAGTTACATCTTGAGATACCACTGTATCACCCTTTGTTAATCGGTTAAGTGCTTGTATTTCTTTATTAATATCAATCTCATCTTTATGAGTTAATAATCTAAACTTAATTGTTTTCTTTGAAGTTGGTAATTCGAATTCGTATCTATTTTCTTGATTTAATTTATCAAAATCAATATCTTTTGTTTGAACTTTTGATAAATCAATACTAACTTTTTGTTGTTCACCACTAAAAGGGTCTGTTACCTCAACATTATACTCTGCCCCATATCCCAAAATACGAGTTGCTAGTAAAATAGCGTTTTTATCACCAATGAAAATATCACCAATGTCTAAACCTTCTTCTACTACAACAGATTCGAATAACTTATCAAGCACCACCCCCTTCCTTATCAAATTTTGGGAAGCAAGTATATCCTCTTCACGAGCTGTCATATACTTAATCTCCACCGTACCCTTTGATAACGGGTGTCCCTCAGGATAAACCTTACCTTGAGATGGAAGTTCTATTACTTCCGTTGGAAAATCAAATTTTGCCATAAACTTTAATTTAAATTGTTTGTATATAAATATATAACTTTTAAAAAGTTAGAATATAGGCATAAAAAAAGTTCTCACTAAGAGAACTTTTTTCGGAAGTATCAAAAGTAATATTTAAGTATTAGTACTCTAAAATAGCGTAATCGTATGATAAAGTTATCTCAATTTGAGTTGGTTCATTAGATGACCAATCTAAACCACCAAAGTTTGCTGAGTTAATAAATGCACCTTTAAGAGTCCATTGTTCAATTTTATCACCAACAGGCCCTAATAGATAACATTGGATATCTTTTTTATAGAAATCTGCATATCCATCTCTACCAGTTAGAGATTCATGAGAAGTTCTTACCCACTCCATCACCGCTTGTGCACCTGATGGTACGATTGGGTCATAAAGTGTCATAGATACATCTTGCCACTCACCTTTACCTTTGAGTTTTCTCTTAACGTTAATATGGTCAAGAGTTACTGTTTCAAACTGAATTGTTGGTCTGTTTGCTATTTTAATCAGATACGAAGGTATTCCATCAATTTCCATAATGAACCTATTTTGCATCTTAGGTTCAAAATTGGTATAGAACATATCGTTAAATTCTAATACTTCTGCCATTTTTTATTTCTCCTTTATATACTATAAATATAGTTTTCTTTTATTTTTATTATGCCGAGAACGAAGCCCCAGTTGGTAATATGTTGAAATCAATTACAATGAATTCAGCAGTCTTAGTAGGTTGTAAATAAATTGCTCCTGCCAAGATGTTTCTATCAATTACATCAGGTGTATTGTTTGATTCATCCATTACCACTCTAAAAGCGTAAAGTCCTTGTCTTTGTTGGATTCCCTCTAAATAAGGATTAACAGTATTCAAGAATTTACCTCTTGTAGATGCTGTATTTTGTTCGAATACAAGGTATCTTGATGTAGATGCGATGTATTTCTTAACTTTGATTAACAATCTTCTTACGTTGATTCTATCTAAAGCAGATGCTCTATCTTGTAGAGTTTTCTGTCCGAATGCAACGATACCCTCACCAGGGAATTGTGCGATTGGGTTAATCTTTCCTTCATATAGTGTATCTCTTTCAGCGTGAGTTAATCTGTTTAATACAGAAACTGCTCCTACGATACCACCTCTATTCAAACCTGCTGGTGCGAACCATTCAGCTGCAACTGCATCGTTTGCTGCGTAAATTCCTGGCATCAATACTGATGGTGGAACTGCAGTTAGTTTGTTTGTTCTTGAATCGATTGTTTTAACCCATGGGTAGTAAGTACCAACGTAGTTAGAATCAACTGCTGAACCTTGGTCAGTTGCATCACTAATAACTGCATCTGCACCAACTACATCACCAATGAAGAATGCATCTTCTCTTGATTCTACCATATCAACAACCTTATCAAATACATAAGAATGATATTGTCTAATAACACCAGGTGCAGATACTAAGTTGATATCGAAATCATCTGGGTTAGATACTGCGTTGATTGCTTTTACATAAGCAACTGAACCACTAGCGGTTGAAGTTGATAAGTTAAATCCTTGTGAGTTTCCAACTGCCATGTCAGAACCTTTATCAATAGAAACAGTTGGTGTTACACCATCGAATCCACCTTGGAATCCTACTGTAAATTGTCTTTTATTAACATCAGATGCGTTTGAACCAGTTAATTCATATTCAAATGAATGAGTACCACCACCAATAGTTACAGTACCATCAAATGCAAATATAGTATTTAAACCATTACCAGCTCCATTTGGAATTGGTGATAAGAAATGACCATTATCAATCTTAACAATAGATGTTTCTAAATCAATACCTGAATATGCAGTTGCTTTAGATGAATTGTTTTCAGCAGAACCAGTTGAGAAAATTACACCAGGTGTAATTGAATCTGAACCTGAAATTGGAGATGAATATTTATCATGTCCAAAAGGTCCTGCAATAATAGGGAAAGAACCTTCTGCTACTGTTTCAACTCTAACGAACTTAGAACGATTAGAATAATCACCATTCATTGTCATTTTACCAACTGAATCAATAGTAATGTTTTGGTCACCAATTACTTTCTTAATGTAATTTGGTGATGCAGGGTCCATAGTTACGTTATTAAATGTTTCAAGTACTGTCTTTCTCTTATCTGTATCAGAATATCCTCTAATTGCGATTGAGAAAGTTGCGTAATCAGTTGCGTTTGATTCACCAGCTGCTTTTACATTAAAGATAGATACTTTATACTCTTTGTTTGCATAAGTACCATCACCCAAAGTATGTAATTTGAAAAGGTTGTGTCTTTCACCAGAAATTAATTGTGATTGTATCCAAGGAGTAGAAGCGTGTGTACAATCTTGTGTGAATTCTTGGTCTCCTAATGTTACCAAAGATATTTCAGAACCACTACTAGCGTTAAATGTAGAAGCTGCTGAATTTTCAAAATACTTGTAAATATATGCACCTTTAGAACCTCTAGCTGATTCACCAAATACATCTGATAAATCATTGCCAGCTGTATGAAGAACTGAAGCTGATACTGAAGTTGCATAGTTTTCATCTGAACCACTAATTGATATTGAAAATGCTGAAGCTGATACTTGTGTATCGATAGATGCTGTAATAGCATCTCCATTTCCACTTGTAGTCCAAATGTGAGTTGAGTTTAATACACCAACTAATTTAACATCATCAGATGCTCCTGAGATTGGTGTTGTTACTTTAATACCAATAGGTTGTTGTTGAGTATAACCACCAATATGTCCTACACGAACAATAGTAGCTACACCAGCTTCTCTTAGGTAATTTTGTACGGTGTATCCTGTATAGAAATCTCCATTAGGTGTACCGAATATTTCTTCGAATTCTGATTGTGTATTAACAATGGTTGGTACGAAAGCAGGTCCTTTATGGAAAGGTCCAATTATTGCTGCTCCTATTTCACCAATCCCTTGTGATAAGAAAGAAAGGTCATTTTCTCTCGTAAATACACCAGGTGATACAATCTTTTCTGCCATTTTATATTACTCCTTGTTAATTTTTTTGTATAATATACTCTTATATAAGTATAA